CACATGGGGGGGGCAATATAATATGGATTGTATTTCAATGGACCCTAGTATCATAGACAGTCTTGCATTTGATGGGATTGAATGTATGTATGATGGTCCACCAGAGCTTACTAAAGAGAGAAACATCGTGATGAAAATAATTGAACATTTGAATGAACGCGATAGATTACTATTTGCTAATATAGATATGAAGCAGGATGACCTTGCCTCAATGCTTGGGATCAATACATCAAATGTATGTCGGTCATTACAAGCTCTACAAGCCAAAATAAAGGCAATAATCGCTTGTCCCACGAGCATAACACCGATTGAATGGTTGAACGCCACAGAGCATCTAAGCCCCGATACAGCTAAGTTACTGAACACCTTCGCAAAAATATCCAGTAAGAGAGAGGCTTCACGCATCTGTTCATATAGTGTGACTCGTGCGCACCATATTATCAATGATGCTATGGATACGCTCTCACCAGATATCAGACAGCATTTAATATATTGTATTGATAATAAAATACCATTTGGTGCAACACTGACTGAGGATAATATATGAAACAAGCATTTCTACATGCCTATGATAAACTAATCGAGGTATTGACATGACAGCAGGTCGCCCCACTCTCTACCGCAAATCATACTGTAAAAAGATCATAGAGTTTGCTAAACAAGGCAAATTACCCCTAGAATGGGCCGTAGAGCTTGGTGTAGGGAAGAATACGATGGCTGGGTGGAAACCCGTCCATAAAGAATTTTCGGTTGCTTATGACGCTGCGATGACCATTGCAGAGGTTCAACATGATAAAGAATACGACCGATTAGTCACATCACCCGAAGTTACCAAGTGGAAATTCAGACATGGAGCAATCTTCCATAATTCGGAATCTCAACGTATTGAACAGAACATCACTGGTGACATGAACCACAATGTGACACTTGGTATCGATTTTGTAGATCGGGTAGAAATTGACGATGAATGTCAAGATTCTTAAACAATTCAAGCCGCTTTTCAAGAAAAAACGCTATAAAGTACTCAGATCGGGTCGTGGATCAGGAAAATCCATGGCCGTTTGTATGGTACTGATATATCAGTGTCGCTTGTATAAGATGAAGATCGCATGTCTCCGTCAGTTCCAGAACAGTATTAATGATAGTGTCAAGCCGCTATTGGAAGAAATTATTTACATGTGGGGACTCGAGACTGAATTTACCATTACGAATAACTCCATTACGCATACCGGTACTGGATCAACATTTATGTTCAAAGGTCTCGATCGTAATGTTCGATCAATCAAGGGACTTCAGGACATCTCAGTAGCATTCATTGAAGAAGCCGAGCTTATCACCGATGAAGCATGGGCAATATTGCTACCAACTATCCGTAAGAAAGGCAGTGAGATATGGATATGCTATAACCCTTTCCTACCAACTGATGCAACGGACTTACGATTCTATGGTGACAAACGACCAACGAATCAGATTCTCATTGAGAACAATTATCTCGACAATCCATTCATATCTGATGAAATCGTGGCAGATGCTGAACACATGCGTATTCACTATCCCGATGAGTACGCCCATTATTATCTTGGGGCATACGCTCCAAGCCTTGATGACACACTAATTCCACTCAGTACCGCTCAAGAATGCTATCACAGAGCACCAGGCAAACGACTGATTACATTACCTATCGTGGCTGGACTTGATGTAAGTCGTGGTACACGAGATAAGAATGCCATTGTTGTAAGGCAAGGTGCGACCATCTTACATTGGCGTGAATGGCATAGCCAAGACATGGTGGATACATGTAATGTATTTGCTGAGGCATGTATCAAGTATAGTGTGACCAATGCCGTAGTTGATGCTACCAATCTAGGTGGTGGTGGTGTTGTCGACATATGGAAGCGGATACCAACTGTCAGTAAGATCAAGCTGACCGAGTTCATGGGCGGTCATACACCATCAAATGCCAAGTATAAGAACGCAAGATCCGAGACATGGGACTTGATGTATCAACATATGTGTCAAGATCTAGCATTATTGGATATGCCATGGGCTATTAAGGAACTACCGACTGTCAAGAAGAAGCATGACCTTTCAGGTAGACTAATGTTGGAATCGAAGGCAGATATGATGTCTCGTGGTGTAATATCCCCTAATGTGGGTGATGCACTATCAATGACCTATTCTCCGCGCATTCATCAAGCAAGTGGACAAAAGAAGTCATTTGAAGACCTAGTTGATGACTATTAATTGAATAATAGAACACTATCGCATTTATCGACCGAAAGTAGAGGTCTTAAATGCAAGAACATAATATTGAAAAGTACGGTGAGCTTCAAGAACATATTGATATCGCTCAGTCCTATTACTCAGATGATTATAATCAAATGGAACTGGATTCCTCGTTCGCAAGTGGTGAACAATTTGATAACCAGGGATTCGGTCTACTTAACATTGGTAATGTGAGATCATTGCGTAAGCGTGGTCGTAAGGCAGTTCCGATTGCCGTTAATTTAATTGATCGATACATCAAGCGTGTTGTCAATCCTATTCGTATGACACCATACACTGTGGAGATTGATGGTCCATATCGTGAAGCACGAGTGGTCAAAGAAGCAGTCCAACAGCAACTACGTAAGTGTAGAGCAGATGAAGCCATTGAACGGGCATATGAATCATCAGTGACTACGGGTCGTGGATTCTTCGTGATTGATACTGACTACGATCGACACAATCGTGAACATCAAGTCATTAAGGTAACAGCACCTACCGAGCAGCGTAGTGTGTATATCGATCCATCACATGAGCGCATTGATGGTGCTGATTCAGAGTGGGGAATCGTATTAGGGTCAATGCCTTTGGGTAAAAGCAAGCAACTATATGGTGAAGATGTAGACGGTGGATCAGCTTATCCTTTCGTAAACATCGAGATACCTCCAGGTCATGTACCTTGTATCACACATTATGTCAAGTCATATGAGAGTATGAAAGAGCAAGTGGACGTGAATGGTGAGGATATCGAGAATGATAATGGTATTCAATCAATCACTTATTCCGAGCATGAAGTATGTAAAGTACATGTCCGTAAGTGGGTGGGTACTGAATTAGTATCTGAGACTGAATTGGTGATGGACGCAATCCCGATCATTCCAGTATATGGTAAGAGACGCTACCTCGATGGCAAATGGACATATCGTGGTATGGTGTGGGATCTTCGTGATCTACAAACACTGTTCAATTATTACAACCAATCTGAATTAGAACTTATTACAGCAGCCCCGAAGTCCACATGGATCATCGCATCACAGCAAGCTGAAGGTCATGAGAAACAATGGGCAAACGCCAATGCATTCGCAGCAGATGCTTTGCAATATGAAGTAACTGATGTGAATGGTACTCCCATTCCTCCTCCTCAACGAGTAGACAATTCAGCCCAGATTCAGCATTTCTTAATCGCTAAAGCTGGTGTGATGGCTACGATGGGGGCTGCTGCGGGTATCCAAGATGGTCAATTGGGTGGTGTTGAAGGCGATACATCACAATCTGGTCGTGCTATTGATGCTCGTAATTTACAAGGCGAATTCGTAACTGCTGACTATGCTGACAACCTTGCCGCATCTATCGAACATATGGGATCAGTGATCTTACAGATGTTCTCACAAGTATGGGGCGGTTCACGTCCATTGACAATCGAGAATGATAATGGTGACCTCGTTACTATTGAAGTTGATCTAAGTGACATTGATTTGAACCAGTACCTCCCACATGTCTCAAGTGGTCCAGCAATGGAATCTCGTCGTAAGGAATCTATCAGGGTGATCCAAGACCTCGGCCAAACATCTGAGGCACATAAGGCTGCATCTGCTGACCTCATGGCTGGACAATCTGATAGTCCTATTGCTAAAGAATTACAGAAGCGATTCCGTAAGCTCGTACCACCTGGTGTTCTTGATGATGGAGGTCAACAAGAAGATCCAGAAGCAGTGGCAATGTTGGGACAACAACAACAACAGATCCAGCAACAAGAGCAGATCATTAACCAAATGGGTGACCAAATGAAGGTCATGTACAATGAGTTGATTGATGGTGAGAAGGATCGTCAGCAGAAGATGCAAGAAGCAATCCTCAAGTCTGAGACTGTGATCGAGAAGGCATTGATTGATGCAGAAGCAAAGATCACTGATCGTCAAATGCAGGAAGAAGGTGAAGATGGTCGTCAGACTCAAGATATCATTGCTGAGCTTCGTGCTACACATACGAAAGCTAAGAAAGACATGCTTGACAAGATGACAGATATCATCACCAAGGATATGGATAATCGTGCTCAAGTTAATCTAATCCCAACGAATATGGTGCCTGGAGAGCGAGAATATCCGAAATATTGAACACTTACGCAATGGGCTAACCATTAGTAGAAGGTGCACTCCTACCTAATTATAAAGTGGAGGTTTAAATACCATGGAGACATGACAATGGAAGAAGACGAAGGAAAGATCGACTGGGTAGACGATCAGCACGAAGTAGATACTACTGAAGTAGCAAACGTAGAAGCCGAAGAACAGAACACGGAAGTGGAAGAATTTCAACCAGAGGGCGCAACCTCTGAACAAACGGATGATACAGTTGAAGCGGATGAAGGTGATACGGACACCTCTCCTGATGAATCCAATGCGAAGGATGAACAGGTAGACGGGACTGAAAAGAAACGTGCTGGGAAGAAGCGAACAATTAGTGAGCGCATGCGCCAACTGACCAATCAACGTAAGGCTGCTGAAGCTGAAGCGAAGAAGGAAAGTGACCGTGCCGAACGATTAGCCGACAAACTTAGACAGCTCCAAGGTGAGATTACTTATAAGACAGAAGCCGACTTCAATGGCGATACTGCTGCTTATAATGCTTATCTGGGTCGAATGAATATCCAAGAAGCATTACGTGAAGACAAAGTGTCACAGATGCAAGAAGATATTCAAGAAGCACAGATTGCCTCACAGAATGCTGCGAAAGAAGCATGGTTCAGTAAAGTTGATGGATTTAGTGATGAGTTACCCGATTACAACGCGGTGATGTCACAAAGCCAACTTAATGTACCAGAGAGTGTAGTGAACTACGCATTACAATCGCCTGTCGGACCTAAGATGCTCTATATGCTTGCCAAAAACCCACAAAAAGCACAGCAACTTTTCTCACTCCCTCCACATGCACAAGTTAAGCAAACTGTTTTTCTTGAGCAACATGTAACTGGCAACGCCCCTGCTCCTACAGCAAGCACACCAGGGACAACCGAAATTAAACCCGCGCGGAATGTTCCCGCACCCACAGCAAGTGGACCAAAGGTTAATCGTGGATCAAGTGGCTCAGGCTACTCAACCGGGATGTCAATGGAGTCATACGCTGCGATGCGAAACAAACAACGCAACAGATAATCCAATTAATGGATAGGAAATATCATCATGGCTACTAATACCCTATTAACGATCGATAAGATCACTAAAGAAGCTACCATGCTTCTAGAAAATGCACTGACTGTCGCTAACAATATCGATAATCATTCATCTGAATTTGGTAAGAAAGACGCACAGATTGGCGACTCTCTCCGTATTCGTAAACGCCCAGGTTACACTGTACGTTCTGGTTCTACATTCTCTTCACAAGAGACAGCTGATCCATTTGTGAAATTGGACCTCAATATCAAACGTGGTATCGATACTACTTACACTTCTGAAGATCTTAGCTTGAGCATCGAGAATTTCTCTGATCGCATCTTGCGTCCTCAGATCAGCCGTCTTGCTGCTGAAGTTGACTCCATTGTTACTAGTAGCGTACTTAAAGAAGTACCTTCTACTGTTAACGGTATTGCACTTGGTCTTGATCAAATGTTCCAATTGGGCCAAAAACTTGATGAACAGTTGGCTCCTCAAGATAAGCGTAACTTAGTTGTTAATGCACAAGGTGAGTATGACATCCTTAAAGATACCAAAGGTATTTTCAATTCACAAACCACTATCGGTCAACAGAATGTTGGTGGTACTGTACGTGACATTGGTGGATTCGGAGTTTCTAAGTCTCAGTTGATCCCACGTTTAACTACTGGATCTCGTGGACTTGCTGGAACAGTTTTGAGTGATGTCACTGCTGGTGATACCTCAATCGAACTCGATGTTGGTTCTGCTGATGAAACCGTTAAAGCTGGTGATGTATTCACTGTTGCTGGCGTGTATGCAGTTAACCCACAAACCAAAGACGTTTATAGCCACTTGAAACAGTTCACTGCTGCTTCTGATGCTGAGGCTGTTGCTGGTGAAGTTAGTGTTGATGTGACCGAACCTATCTACGCTGCTGGTGGACAGAAGAATGTTTCTGTTCTCCCTGGTGCTGGTGATGTGACTGCTTTCGTTGGTGCTGCTGTCTCTACTAGCTACGACCAAGCCTTGGCTTTCGTACCTGAGTTTGCTGCTATCGCTTTCGCTCCACTTCCAATTCCTAACGGAGTGGATAAGGCTTCTCGTGAATCTTACAACGGTGTGAGCTTGCGTATCGTTACCGATTATGATATCGATTCCGATTGTTTCAAGTGTCGCCTGGATGTACTTTTTGGCGTGAAGGTTAAGACTGCTGAACTTGCTGCCAAGTTCATCCGCACTGCTTAATCAAAACTAATTAGGGAACTAGGGGACATTGCGTCCTCTATGTTCCCTTTTTTATTATTTAAACTATGAATGGAGAACCCTGATGATAACAATTATCAGAACACGAGCAATAGATAATTCAATAGTTGAAATGAATATTGAAGATAATCAACTCAATAAATTTATTAATACTGGCAGATGGTCAGTCAAGGATACCACACATGCGGATGACAAAAGAAAAATTTCCAATGGCGACACGCCTTCAACGAAGAGCAGCGGAGAAGCTGGCAAAGCAAAACGTCAGACTCGACATCAGACTCGCAGTAAGAAAACAGCGAGAGAAGAAATCAAATGTTTAATGGAAGGCTAATATGGCAACTGTAAGAGATTTATGCACCAACTCATTGAAGAATCTAGGACTAGAAGGCTTAGTGACAGATGGTGTCCCCAATGAAGAAATAACGGATGCTCTACGCCATCTCAATCATTTGGTTAATTATTTAGAAGCGCAGCGTTTATGGGACTCGGTACAAACCGAACAGTCTCTATCAACATCAGGTGAATACATTAATGTTGGTCCTGTACCTCCAACGATAACAGGTATCGATAATGTGGTAATTGGTAAAGTACCCTCACGTATTCGTAATGTTATGATTACTGAAGGTGAAACCATTTGTCCATTAACTGAATTGACTGAAACTGAATACTTAGCATATAGTCGTTCAACAACTAAGGGAACCCCATCATGTTATGTGTGGAAGCCTATCAGTGGATCGTATGGTAAGATATTGTTGTATCCACATCCTTCTAAGGTTGAGGATATCACCTTCACATATAATCAGATTACTGCTGGTGCTTATGTGCTTAATGACACATTAGATTTGAAGCCTGGATATGAAGCATATCTTGAGTACGCATTGACTGTACGCATGGGTAAACCACTAGCACTCGATGTAAACCAATGGGTGACACTCGAAAAGCAATACTATCAAACAATCCGTCTAGCCCGTACCCAACAGACTTACATGTCTCAAGGTGATCTGGGTGGTGGATCATACGATATTCATTCAGATACATACAGGTAACAACTATGGCAGGACAACCTAAAATGGTAAACATCGTTGGAGGATCATATGATACTCCTTCGGGTGATGGTAGTAATGCCAAGTCACTTAATTGCTACCCCGCATACTATAAAGAAGAAGCCAAGGAAGGATCAGCAATGATTGGTCGTCCTGGTACTGAGCTTGCCATAGACTTACGAGAAGATGCTGAAATCTCAGCACCATGTCGTGGTATCTACCAATCAACTGATGGGACTGTATGGGGAGCATACAATGATTGGATCATTCGTATAAACTCATCAACAGCTACATTTGAGAAGGTTCACCAGATAGGTGAAGGAGCAGAGGATGTATCATTTGCGGACAATGGATTCTATTTATTGTTTTGTGATGGTGCCACTTTATGGTCATTGAATCTCGTTGATGATGTTGTCACTACATTGAATGGTGGATCGAAATTCCCATTTAGAAAGCCAAGTAAGCTCATCTACACATCTGGAATGATGATATGTATCAATAATGATGATACAGTTGATGACAACATTGATGTAGCCGACCAAGCTAAGAATTGGAATCGGTTCTTCTTCAGTGTTACTGGACCAGAAGGTGTCAATGATTGGCCAGCTATTAACTTCTATACAACTCAGCAAGATGCTGACCGTATCGTAAGTATGGAGAAGCGACAAGATAGTCTATGGATGTTCGGTGCTCGATCATTTGAAGTTTGGCGACCAACACGTATCGGTGCTAATCCGTTCGCATTAGCGGGTGGATCTGGATCAGAGATCGGTTGTCAATCAGGTAGATCAGTTGCGGCTATAATGGACCAAGTGTTTTGGTTGGGGTCATCTAAAGCAGGACAAGGACAAGTGTTCATGTCTAGTGGATATAGTGCTCGGAAGATATCGAATGAAGGTATCGAGAATGAACTATACAATATGGGTGCCGATGCTAACAACTGCGTGGGGTGGACATATCAACAGCGCGGTCACACATTCTATGTGATGAATTATATTACAGCAGACATTACACATGTATATGATCTGACCACTGGTAAATGGTTCCATGCATCAACACGTGACGCGACATTAAACATTGATCACCGTTGGGAATGCGTTTATTCTGCATACTCATCAGTAAGTGGTAAAGTGTATGTAGCCAACTACGAGGAACCCGTACTACTCACATTGGATCTTAATCGTAATGTTGAATGGAATGGCGTTCCATTGGTACGTGAACGTGTATCTCCCATCTATTGGAGTAACTTGAAGCCACTGATTGTAGACGAAGCTGTCTTCGATTTTGAAGCGGGTGTAGGTACTCAAACGGGGCAAGGAATTGATCCTCAATTAATGGTTCAGTTTAGTAAGGAAGGTGGTCGGCCCGGTTCATGGTCATCAGAACGATGGACAAGTCTGGGTAAGATTGGTCAATACCAATGGACACCGGCTATCCGTAGACTGGGGTATAGTAGAAAGCCTGCTATCCGTATTCGTGTATCTGATCCAGTACAATTCATTCTACAAGGTTTACGCCTTAGATTCAGACAGGTCGGACGATGATTTTACCAGCACCATTACAAAACGAGATAGTAGGTAATGATTTAGTAGGTACACAAGAGTGGCTCGCATGGTTCGATGAAGTAGGTGAAGCAATTAGTGGTGTTTGGGGAGAGATCCCAGATACGCCCTCTATTACCGATGCGACTGTTGACTCCGTTCAGTCGTATTGTGTGGTACGTGGTAATATGGCGTATCTACATCTTACATTAAATAACTATTCAACTACATCAGGTGGAACGTACGCTTCACCTGTAACATTTAAAGAAACATTTTCGCATATTCGAGATATAAGTAGCGGGACCTTGATAGGTCTGAGTGTCGATGGATCAACCGTATCACTACCCAAAACTGATGGTAGTTATGAGTTAATCATCAATGCACCTGTTGTTCTCGATAAAAAATTAGCATCACGCTAAGAGGTAATTATTATGTCATGGGCATTAGCAGCACAAGCAGCAGCAAACGCAGCAGGTAACGTATTAGGACGACTTGGCCAATCCGAAGGTAACAAAGCCTACGGTAGAGCAGTCGATCCTTATATAGATGAGTATGGTGAACTAGCACAAGG